CCTTCAGGGGGAAAAAGCGACCCCCGAGATGACCGCTTCGAAAATCGTCGATGAAAAATTCGAAGCGTTCAAGAAGCAACAGGAAGAAGAAAAAGCTGCCGCTGCCGCCAAGGAACGCGAAAGCCTTGAAAAGCAGCATCAAGAAACCCTGGAACAGTTTCGAACGGATGCCCAGGATTTCGTAAAATCGCACAGTGACGAATACGAGCTGATTAACCTGTACAACCAGGCACCACTCGTAATCTCGACCATCGAACAGCACTTTGAAGCGACGAAATCCGACGGGAAACCGGGGAAGATTCTAAGTTTCAAAGAAGCCTGCGACCTGGTCGAAAAATACTTGGAAGACGAAGCCATGAAAGCCATGGCGACAAAACGTCTTTCAGCGAAAGGCGCACCACAGCCTAAAGTGGACCCGGCACAGCCGGTCAAAGCAGAAACTCCCGCGCAGCAACGCACCATCACAAATACAATGTCGTCCAGCGCACCATCGATTCTGTCCCCGAAAACGGAACAAGACCGAATGGAGCGAGCACTGGCGGCACTGACGCGCTGAAGCCGACAGTCCATGGTGGACCCTTCGGTTTCTCTGCGAAAGGGAGACTAAATGTCTGCACTTTATCTTGATTTAACAGCCATGAATGCGGCTCTGAAAGAGCTGTATGACGGCCAAGTGGTCGAGAATCTGGTTTACGCTGACAATCCGTTCTTGGCCATGGTGCCGAAGAAAACGGATTTCGGTGGTAAGTACAAGCCGATTCCAATCATCACTGGCGTTTCGCAGGGTCGTTCTTCGACCTTCTCGAATGCGCAAGGAAACCAAACCCCGGTCCAGATGGAATCCTTCCTGCTTACGCGGGCTTCGGATTATTCCATCGCGACCATCGACAACCAGACCATGATGGCGTCCCGCACTGACAAGATGGCCTTCCTTGAAGGTTCCAAGCTTGTCATCGACGGCGCAATCCGGTCCCTGACGAATTCGCTCGCTTCGGCTTTGTTCCGCAGCGGCACGGGTTCCATCGGGCAATTGTCGGGCAATCCGTCCACGGGCGTTTGCACCCTGACCAACGCGGCTGACATCGTTCAGTTCGAAGTCGGGATGACGCTCCAGGCGAATGCCACCGATGGTGGAACCCCGCGCGCTGCGCTGGGATACATCATCGCGGTGAACCGCACTGCTGGAACCTTGACGGTTTCGGCCACTGCGGTCGGTGGTTCGGCTGGCTCGCCTTCGGGCTGGGCTTCGGGCGATTACTTGTTGGTCCAAGGGGACGTGAACGCGAAAATCAAGGGGCTTGCCGCTTGGATTCCGTCGACGGCTCCCGGTTCGACAGCGTTCTTCGGGGTTGACCGTTCGGTCGACGTGACCCGCCTTGGCGGTGTCCGGTACGACGGTTCGGCACAGTCCATCGAAGAAGCCTTGATTGATGGCAGCTCGCTTCTCGCCCGCGAAGGCGGAAAGCCGGACTGCGCAATCGTGACGTTCGCTTCGTACGCGGCGCTTGAAAAATCGCTGGGTTCGAAAGTGCAGTATGTCGACCTGAAGGGACCTGCTGAAATTGCCTTCCGTGGCATCATGGTCAATGGAGCCAACTCCATGATTAAGGTGTTCCCGGACCGCAACCAGCTCGCCCAGACGGCGCACTTGCTGCAAATGAATACCTGGGCTCTGGAATCGCTGGGCGATGCCCCGCAGATTCTTCGGTACGGCGACGGTCTTGAAATGCTCCGCGTGTACAACGCGGATGCAGGCGAAGTCCGTTGCGGGTATTACGCGCAGCTCCGCACGAACGCACCCGGTTGGAATGCGTACGTCGGTCTTGGCGCTTAATTCTCTGAAATGAAGATTGGGTCGGGGGCATTTCGCTCCCGACCCCTTCTTGCTTCGGGGGGCTGAAGCAAGTCGAATCCATACCGTGGCGTAAACCGCCTAAATGGGGTCTAAAATGGCAAATCGCTGGTTCAATCAGTTTTCTTTCTCCCTGGTGAAAGCCAAAGTTTTCTTGTTCGGCAAAGTGGCCATCGGCGCTTCGGGCGCTCCGACCATCAGCACCGCGAACAGCAAAGGCATCACCAGCATCACTCGAAACTCGGCAGGTAAGTACACGCTGGTTCTTCAAGACCAGTACGCGGCGTTCTTGAACGTCCACGCTTCTGTGCTTCTCGCGTCGGGTCTTCCTGCGGTGCTTGGATACGCTGTGGTTTCCGAAGCTGTTGCGTCGACGGCAAAAACCATCGTCATTCAGTTCCTGGATGCCGCTGGCGCTGCTGCTGACCCGGATTCTGGTGCGGTCTTGTACTTCACCATCATCCTGAACAACAGTTCCGCAATCTAAGGGGGTCCGCGTGATTATCCCTGACAATAAAAAGGTGGCGACCGTCATCCTTTCGAAAATGGGCAAAGGCGAAGCTTCGGACGTTCCTGTGAAACCCGAAGTGGAACTGGACCCCATGGATGAAGGGCTGAAGACCGCCGCTGAAGAAGCATTGGCAGCCGTCAAAAGCGGCTCCGCCCATGACTTCATGGTTGCGCTCCGCTCTTTCTTCGAACAGTGCGACGCAATGCCGCACGAAGAAGCAGGGGAAGAATAATTGGATTGGTCCCGGCGTTCCACGTGGAACGTCGGGATTGATTCCTTCCGGGGGATGCCATGTCGCTTGGCGTGATGACGCTTCTTCAATTACGAACCGCCGCCCAGCAGCGCGCGGACATGGTCAATTCGGCTTTCGTTTCCGACGCCGAATGGAATTCGTACATCAATCAATCGTATTACGAACTGTATGACCTGCTGGTCCAAAAATACGGGAACGATTACTTCGTCGCGAGCCCGTACACCATCACCACCGATGGAACGAACGACACGTACACTCTGCCGACTGACTTTTACAAGCTTCTGGGCGTCGACCTTCAGCTGGGCACCAGCCAGGATTCCTGGGTCACGCTGAAGCCTTTCAATTTCGCAGAACGGAACCGATACGCGGTGCCGAACCTTCAAAGCTTTTACGGTCTGACGAACATGCGGTACCGCCTGCGTGGGATGACCAAGCTTTGGCTGACGCCTTTCCCGGCTGGCGGTCAAAACCTTCGCCTGTGGTACGTGCCGCGTCTGACGGAGCTGTCCAGCGATGTTTCTGAAGCTGATGGCGTGTCCGGATGGACCGAATACATGATTTGCGACGCCGCGATGAAGGCGCTCCAGAAAGAAGAATCCGACGTGTCGGTTTTGATGGCTGAAAAGCAGGCGCTGATTGCGCGCATCGAAGCGGCTGCGGAGAATCGCGACCCCGGAAGCCCGATGACGGTGGCGGACACTCAAACCGCAAGCGACATGGATGGCTGGCCTGGTGGTGGCGGCGGTTGGGGCGGGTACTGATGATTCCGAAGCTTTCATTCATTCAGTCCGATGACCGGGTGGTGAACCTGGTCCAAGACCGGCTGATTAAAAGCCTGAACCCAGTGCTGAATAATCCCATCTTGGATGGGGTTCTTCTGGAATCTGTGTCTCTGGTCACGGGGTCCGACAATGTCGTGAACCACACGCTGGGTCGGCCTTTGGTCGGCTGGTTTGTCACGCGGCTGCGTGCTTCGGCCACGATTTACGATAAACAGGATGCCAATACCGGCACGCCGAATCTGACTTTGGTTTTGGTCAGCTCCGCAAACGTGACGGTGGACCTATATGTTTTCTAAGGGGGATTGAATGTCGACCACGCCTTACATGGGATTAGTTCTGCCGACGCCCACGGTGACTGCGGGTCCGGCTTACGCCACCCAGAACAATACAGCCTTCGGGACCATTGATTCCCATGACCACAGCACGGGCAAAGGGGTTCAGGTTCGCACGGCGGGACTGGCAATCGATGCCGACCTGACGATGGGCAATTACAACCTGACGAACATTCGCGCGGCGCGGATGACGAACAACGGGGCGGCACTTGCGCTGCCTGCTGACTTGACCTGCTTGTACGCGGCGGGCGGGAACCTGTATTACAACAATTCGACGGGTCAGCAGATTCAGCTGACTGCGGGCGGTGCGCTGAACGCATCTTCCATCGGGGGGATTGGCGGCGATTACGCGACATCCACCGCGTCGGTCTTTTACACGTCTTCGACCACTCTTTTCACTTTCAACCAGGATACGAACAACCGCGCTTTGATGGACCAGGGAGCGACCACGATTCGCGCCGCTGGCGTCAGCACGAACGGTGTCACCCTGAAGGCTCCCGCAGGTTTGGCGGCAAGCTATGAAGTGACGCTGCCGACCGCTGTTCCTTCCGCGACTGCTGCGGTCACGATGACCAGCGCAGGCGTTCTTTCGACTGTGGTCGGGGGATGGGTGCCGACCGGCGTGATGCTGGACTTCGGCGGGTCCGCCGCCCCCACGGGATACC